AGGTTGTTGGTCCCGGAATCCCCGCGGGAGCAACGATTGTCACGGTCGTGTCCTCGACTGCTATCGATTTGAGTGTGGCCGCGACGGCGAGCGCATCGGGAGTTGCGCTCACCGTTGGCAATATGGCGGTGTTCCTGCGGTCTAATTCGGTGCCGGATACGGACTCGCTGTTCAGTGCCGAGATTCAGGGCAATGTCGGGCTCGCCAACGTTCGTTTTTCTCAAGACATCCAGGGTGACTTGGCTGCGACGTTAAGGAACCTCTGCACGTTCTCGGGGTACCTCTACAACGGCTCAGGCGTGACGATGTCTCCGCAGCTGATCATCTCGAGTGCGAATGCGTTCAACAATTTCAGCGCACGCACCGATGTATCGTCGACCAATCTGCAGAGCTGCCCTGCGGGGCAATGGACGTACGTGACCGATACCGTCGACCTGACCTCGCTCGCCAATATCGCGAACGGGTTCTCGGTGGTGGTCAGTTTCAGCGGGATTGATACGCCGGCTAAAAACGTGCTCTTCAGCCGGTTGAAGTTCCAGGCGGGGACGGTGGCGACGCCGTTCACTGATGACGTCTCGCTTTTTGTGCAGGCGCCGAGCGTCGACTCCACGATGCTGCAGGACGGGTGTATCGCGCGGCCCGGTTTGTTTCTTTCGAACGTGATTCCTTCTGGCGCGTACACGGCCAAGTCGGTTGTGGATGCGAATCTGGCCGATAACACGATTCTGGCGCGATCCCTGTCGACCGGGAAAATCATCACGACGGGTAACACTAATACGACGGTCAACGTCACCAATATCCCCAGCACGGCCGGTATGGCTCCCGGGATGGCGATCTCCGGTTCAGGCATTCCCGCCGGGGCAACGATTGCTTCCATTGTTTCAGGGACGGCGATCACGTTGAGCGTGGCGGCGAGCACTTCGGTGACCGGGGTTACGCTGACCGTTACGGCGGGAACCAGCGCGACGGTTGGGAATCTGGGTTACACGCCGGAGAATAAGGCCGGGGATACCTGCACCGGGATTCATGCGCATGTCCAGGATACGGTAATTAATAACCAGGCGGCGATTAATACGGCGCTCAGTGTTCAGATGACCACTGCTAATGCCGGCAATGCCGGATATATGCCGGGAATTGGTTTCTACCGGCCGGGGATCAACAGCCGGTCGATCGGCCTGAACAACGCCGACTCGCGTTTCAAGACCATTGATAATGCGGGCACGGTCGGATATCTGCTCGATACCGTCACCAAGGTTGACACGAATTCCTATCAGGCGGGTTCGATTACCTTGGCTGCTTTAGCGCAGAGTTTAATCAATATCATAATCCCAGCTGGGATGATCCGGATGTGGGGCGGTTCAGGGGTTCCTTCAGGATGGCTGCTTTGTGATGGCACGGCTGTTTCCCGGACCACTTACGCGGCTTTGTGGACCGCTATCGGTACGATCTGGGGAGCGGGAGACGGTGCAACGACTTTTAATCTCCCGAATCTGCAGGGTTGCGCGCCGGTCGGTTATGTTTCAAATACCGGTACAGCGCGGCCGGGGATAACTCTTCGAGGTTTAGGGGCTAGTTCGGCGTATGGTGAAGAGACCCATGCTTTGGCACAAAGCGAAATGCCAGCGCACGCGCACACTATTATTGAAAACCCGCACACTCACACTTACACGAACCCTGCCGGGACTCAGGTAGGTTTTGCGCTGGGCGGAACGGCGCTGTTTTCACCAGCGGGGGTAGCCAATACGGGCGGGTCTGTTACCAATCTGACGTTGAACAATACCGGCGGAAACGGAGTACATAATAACATGCAGCCGTTTGCCGTGGTGTTTTATATCGTGAAGACTTAACCCTACCCTATGAAGGATGTTGGCATACTTGCGAAGGAATGGTTCGAGGCGAATCATGAGGACCTCTCGTTCGCACTGCTGCGCTGTTTCCTGCGGGGAGTGATTGTCAAGCATCACGATTTTCTCCTGATGGGTGAACCGTGCCGCACGGAAGGAAAACCAGAATTCCTTCACGGGGAACCCGATACCTGGTGGGTCTATTTCTGGGGGTCATCCCCCAAAGATAAATTCACCTGCTTCGACGTCGCGAGCGCCGCTCCCTACTACTTGCCCTTTATCGCGTTCAAGCGGCGGGGACGTATTAAGATCCGCAAGTGGGAGCAATTCTTGAGAGAACCAATCTGTTCGATGCCGTTAGAGGAGGTGGCATAAGATGGGAGGCGCACCGTCAGTTCCAACCCTTAAGCCGCCCGATACCGGCCAGGAGTATACCTCGGCTCTGCAGGCTTACACTCAGGGTGCTCCGCAATTGTATGCGGAGGAGAGCCAGTATCAGCCGATGTACAATCAGCTGCAGACTGGGATGTCGCTCTCGAACGTCAACCAGTATATGGCGCAGGCTCCCTTCAATGAGATGACGGCGGGCGGGCTGCAGGGTTATGCCAGGGGGTCACAAGTGCAGAATATGCAGACCCTGGGAGGTCAGGCTGCACAAGCTGCGCTCGCGGCGGCTCCGTATTCCGGCCAGATCGGGCAATTCAGTCAGGCCCAGCTGGGCGCAGGCTTTGATCCCACCTTGCAGGGACTCCTTGGACAGACCCAAGCCGCGATCCCCGGGCAGGTGGCCGGGTTTCAGCAGTTGTCCGGACAGCTCGGGGCGGGCTTGAGCCCGGTTAATAACCAGCTGTCGGCTTTGAGCCAGCAGGCCGGAACCGATCCGAGCGGAGCCCAGGCTTATCTTACCAATCTGCGCAATCAGGCAGGTGCCGATCCGCGCAGCGCGATGTTCCAGCAATTAAGCGGTAACGTCATGGGCGCCCTGGGCACGACTACTCCTCTGCTTGGCCAGCTGCAGAACTTAGCGCAAAGCCAGGTGGCATTGGGGAGCCGGGCTTCGCCCGAGCAGATTAACGAGGCTACGCAGCAGGCGAGAGCGGCTTACAGTGCCAGGGGGTTAGCGCAATCTAATCCCGCGGTTGCCGCTGAGATCTTGAACCGTGACCAGTACGGGCAGCAGCTCCTGGCGCAGCGTGAACAGTTTGGGGCCGGGATCTACGGGATGTCGGCGCAGGCCAGCCAGCAGCAGGTGGCCAATGCCATGGGTCTTAACCAGATGGATATCGGGGCGACTCAGTTCAATCAGCAAATGGCGTCAAATCTGGGATTGGCAATTCCCGGGCTGCAGCAGGCTCAGATTCAGCAGCAGGCTGGATTGCAGGGGCAGATCGCGCAGAACCTGATGGCTGGCAATCAGCAGCAGGCTGCTTTGCAGCAATACGCGAATCAGGCGCAGATGGGAGGCTACCAGCAGGCCGCCGGGTTGCAGCAGGCGCTATTGGGCCAGCAGCAGGGGCAGCAGGCCATGGGGCTGCAGGGTATGCAATACCTGGGCGGGATCGGGCAGCAGGGAATGGCGGACATGCTGGGAGCGCAAAGTCAATCGTATCAGCCGATGATGTCCGGGGCCCTGAACCAGCCTTTCCAGGGGCCGCAATTATTTCAATCCAGCGGTCTTCTGAATTTGATGGCGCAGAACCAGATGGCTGGCTACAACCAGCAGAGCCAGGCCAACATGGTTAATGCGCAATCCAAGGGCGCGGCCAGCGGCGCGATGATTGGTGCGGGGGCAGGTATCGCTTCCGCCGCTTTGGTAGGCGGGGCAGCACTATTTTAGGCTTATGATGCGAGTCAGATGCAAGGTTGGCGATTCCCCGGTGCACAACCAGGGGCTCTTTGCGGCGCAGACAATTGCGGCGGGAACGGTGGTCTGGTCTTTTTCAACTGTTTTTGACCGGGGGATCAACGAGCATGTTTATAGTCACGCCTCGAAACCTGAGCAGCAGAAATTGTTTCAGCGCGGATTCCGGAATCCGCATGCACCCAACGTGTTGTGTCTTTGCGGTGATGAGGCACAATTTCTTAATTTTCCCTTGCCCGAGCACGAGCCCAACGTCGTTGTTTCTGGCGCAATTGATGGTTACGATATTCTGATTGCGGCGCGCGATATCGATATCGGCGAAGAACTCCTTGTCGCTCCCGAATCTGATTACGATTACCTGACCAAGGTGATGCAGTATGTCCCTGGAAGAGAAAATAAAGGAGACTGAGGATTTTCTCGCAAAGCTCTGCCTGAAGTATAAGCAGCCGGTGCTGATGTGCAGTTTTGGCAAAGATTCCATGGCGCTCTTATGGATCTTGCGGCGCATGGACATGATGCTGCCTGTCCTGTTTTTTGAAGATCCCCGCTTCCCCCGGAAATTTGCTTTTGCCCACGAAATAATCGAGAGCCTCAACCTGGAGGTTTACGATTACCCGCCGATCAGGATGTCCATGCTTTACGGGAAGAACGGTATTCCATCGCATGTCGCCGAGTATCATACGGGTTCAAAATACACGATCGCGCTTCCCCGGAACATCATTGAGTACGAGGACGGCGATGAGGAGTATCTGTGCGGGCTCGCGTTCCTGACCCGCCCCTGTTCCACGTTCACTTTTCCGTGGGATTTGATGTTTGTCGGGCACAAGGATTGTGACGAGGACCAGATTTACGGGAAGGTGCCTTTAAAGACCAGGGTGGTGGTGCGTGACGAAGGGCCCTCTCTCGCTTTCCCGCTGCAGCATTGGACGCATGATGATGTCTGGGACTATACCGAAACCTATGATGTCCCCGTCCAGCAATCCCGTTATGATCAGGCGCACCGGACCGAGTGGAAGATTAAGTATTTTAACTCTGATTATTTCCCTTTGTGCATTCGCTGCATTGATCGCCGCCGGGCGGGCACTCAAGTGTCCTGTCCTCGTTTTAAACGATCTCTGGTGAACATTTCTGAGCAGGTCAGAGAGTTCGATGAGAAATTTGATTATTTGAATTTGGAGGAAAACTAAATGCCGGTGCCGCAGGAAACATTGGGTAACTACTCATACACCACACAGCCCGTCGATATCGGAACGGGATACGCATCCGGGATAACCGCAGCCGGTAAATCTATAGCTCAGGGCATTAGCGGCATCCTGGGCGGAATCGATGATAAGGGGAATGTCACTCATGGAGTACTGGAACAAAACCAGACCGCGAACGACATGCTGACGGCCTTGAACCAGATGAAGGGTCCCGATGGGAACCCAGTTCTTCCTGCAGACGCCTACAACGCGGCTATGGGTAAATCTCTGGGGGCTAAACAACAGTTAATCGGAATGTACCAAGGCCAGTGGCAGACCAATATGGCGGCGCTAGCCGAGCAAGCAAAAGCGATCGCGGTAGCCAAGGCCACGGCAGCAGCTCAAGCGCCCTACCGGATACAGGAAATCCAGGAGACGGGTCGGCAACAGCAAGCAACGGCGCAAGCGGGCCGCGAGGCAACGGGAGGCCGTCCGGTTGTGATTAAACCGGGGCCACCGGCGAACCCGCCAGCGAACCCGCCGGAACCGAATAATTCTTTAAAAACATCCTTGTATCAAAATCAGCCGGGTACTTTGAATCGGCCATTTGGCCTCAATACGGGTTACTAGGGGACTTATGGCACGCAAAGGTTATCCCGCCGGGGTGATCCCTCGAGCTTATCCGCCCGGGACGGTTGGCCGGGCTCAGCCAGTATCCCTTTCTCCTGATTATCTGCGTCTGCTGGAGCAGAAAGCTTATTCGGGCCAGCAGTTTCTGCCCGCCAGCCAATTTCAGAGTGTTATCGGAGGTGGC